TAGATTTTCGGACCTTTTATGGGTCTGGTGAGATTGTTGATCCTAATAAACGGTATGGTGAAAAACCCAATGACACAGCCGCGGAACGTAAATCTCTTAAAAAGAATAAAGACAAGTTTGCAAACTTCCGGGCACAAGCGGGTACCTGGATGCGTGACCGGTTTGAGAATGCGTATATCGTGCGTAAACAAATAGAAGACGGTGGTATGGTATTAGATATCGATTTTGATAATATAATCTCAATCGATTCGACTTGTGTTAATGCGTTTGAGTTGGTCGCTGAATTGTCACGGCCTAAACGTATTTATACGAATAATGGTAAAATCAAAGTAGAATCTAAAAAAGAAATGTTGGCTAGGGGTATTGCCTCGCCTAACTTATTTGATGCGCTTATGATGAATATAGCTACTCGGGCACCTAGGGAAAAGAAAAATAATAGGGCCAATATCCGAACTAGAAGTATTAGAATGCGAGATAAAGGTTTAGGGCTTTAGGATTTAGGTGGCTTTTTGTAACCTTTTTTAGATACACGTTTACTTTCTTTGTATCGTAAAAAGATTACGAATGATTTTTCTATAATGAATAGAACGCCGCCAATACAGGATATTATTAAAGCATAATCGGTTAGGGCCCACGGCTGGTAAATTAATCCTTCGGCTGCGGTAAGTCCAACACTTGTGAATATAGATGTTAGGCCTAGTCTATCAGCGAATTGGTCTACGGTTTCAAGATCAATTGTTTTTATTAATTCTGTTATCTTGGCTATCATAATAGTGGGTCCTAGTTAATAATTTTAAAAGTTAAAATTTTATGATATTATACGAACTGCACGTATACTTTAATATAGATTAGGAAAACTAACAAGGTAAGGTAACCATCATGGCAGCACAAACAGTACTCTTAGCCGCGGTAACGTCTACCGGCGTAGGTCCAGTTAAAGATTTTAGCAAATTGATAGACAAACACGCGGTACAAGTTGTTACTACCGGTGACCCGACAGCGGTTACAGTTCTTTTAGAAGGTAGCCTTGATGGTACCAACTTTGACATTATTGGCACCCACGCTTTAACTGCAGCGGATATAGTAAATGATGGAGCCATATTTTTTGACGTAGATAGCCCATGTTTACATGTAAGATTAAATCTAACCGTTCTAACTGCAGGTACCACACCAACAATAACGGCTATCTATGAAGGTATGCAAACTGGTGATTATCAATCAGGTCTCCACGGAGTAACCTAGATAATGGCTGCTTGGACTGCTAAGGTAGTAGATATCGCTAATAATATTACTACAGTCGCTACGGTGTCTGTAGTAGTACGCGGTTATCATGTTAATACAACTCTATCCGCGCACCCGTGTAATATCGATGATGGCGCTAATACGATATTTATCATACCTGCTAGTACTGTTGCAGGTACGTTAGTAGAGTTTGCAACCGAAGACGGTGTAATATTCAATACAAATCTTATAGTCGATCCTGACGATGCCGGTACCGGCAATATAACAATTTTGTTTAGAGAAAGAGTGTAATAGTCATGGCTGATGATGATAAGAAGACGATGAAAACGGTAATAGTTGAGGGTAAAGAATGCCATATATGTATGGAAGCTTTATCCGATGAACTAGACAATATCGGGCTCGCTTTGTCTAAAACTAGATCAGATGCTATAAACGCTCGTAAAAATTCAGGTATCGAAGACGAATGGTTAGAAGACGAAGAATTTTACGAGGGTATCGATGATGCTAACCGTCGTGAATTAAAAGCATGGCGAGGCAAGCCGTTAGGCCAGCAAGTCATACTAGATGAAGATCAAGAGTCACAAGGTTCTACAGTATTTTTAAACATTACTAGGGCTTATGTCGATTCTACTGCGGCCCGTATGGGCGATATGATGTTGCCAACAGATGACCGAGGCTGGGCTATACGTCCTACGCCTAGGCCCGAGTTATCAGGTCTAGCCGAGGGTAAAGTACCTAAAGAAATATCTGAGTCTATCAATGAGGCCAGTCAAGACGAAGCGGTCCGTACCGAACAGACAGCCAAAGCTGTAGACCAAGCTAAAGAGATAATGAAGACTGCCAAAGAGTCGGCAAAAAAAGCAGAAACCCAGATATGGGACTGGCACGTAGAATCACAGTTTTCGGCCCATAATAGACGAGTAATTGAAGATGCAGCTAAAGTAGGTACCGGCGTTATAAAAGGCCCGATACCGGTTAAGTCTTCTAAACTTATATTTAAAGATGGTAAGTTAAAACAAGTCGAAGAAATCAAACCCGCGTCTATTCGCGTATTTTACAGAAACCTATTTCCAGATCCGGCGTGTGGTGAAGATATCCATAACGGTAATTTTATATGGGAACGTGATGATATTACTAAAGCCGGTATAATAAAATTAATAGGGTCTCCTGGTTATATAAAGTCTCAGATAATGAGAGTTATCGCAGAGGGTCCGATGTTAGCAGAAGGCGACTACACAACTGGTGATGATAACCCAGGCCTAGGCACCTCCACTTATGAAAGAAGAAATAACTTATTTGAAATATGGTATTACCATGGCGCGATCAGTACTAAAGAATTGCTAGCTATTGATATTATGTCTCAAAAAGAAAATATCAAATTTAATGATGACGAAGAATTCGTACACGTTCAAGTTACCATGGTTAATAACCGCGTACTAAAAACTACTATATCCCACTTAGCAAATGGCGAATTTCCTTACGATGTTATGGTATGGCAACGACGTTTAGGTATGCCTTGGGGTATTGGCATAGCTCGACAACTTAGACCGGCACAACGTATTATCGTGGGCGCTATGCGTCACATGATGGATAATGCCGGGGTTGCCGGTGGCCCAATGTTGTATATAGATACTCAATTAGTACAAGCCGCCGATGGGGTTAACGAAGTTAAGCCATGGAAAATATTTATCGCTGCAGACGAGGCTGATTCCACTGAAAATAGTAAAACTAAACAAGCGATTGAGTTTTTAAAAGCTCCTATGATACAAGAAGAATTACAGAATATTATAGAGTTAGGTTTAACATTAGCAGAAAATATAACGGGTTTACCTCTTATCATGCAAGGTCAAACTAATCAGGCCACGCCAGAAACCCTAGGTGGTATGATGCTGCAGAATTATAATGCCTCTTCAATATTGCGTCGGGTAGCTAGGTTATATGATGACCTTGTAACTACGCCTCATATTAGACGGTACTATAAGCATATCCTTCAATACTCTAAAGACGATTCGCTAAAAGGCGACTTTAATATCGACGCTCGCGGATCATCAGCACTGGTCGAAAAAGATGCAGCGAACCAGGCCCTATTACAAATTGGCGCGTATGTGACAAACCCAATATTTAAGAAAGATCCGCAAAAATGGCTTAATAAAGTATTGAGAGCGTATCACTTAGATCCTGACGATTTAGATTATGATGACGATAAATGGCAAGAAATTGTAGAAAAATTGGCCCAACCTCAAGCTGATCCTAAACTTGAGATAGAGCAGCTTAGACAAGATATGGCTATGAAACTAGCCACGTTTAAAGCTGAACGTGATGTAGAAAATAAACGTTTTGACGCGGAAGTTAAGGGCTCTATGCAAGATAAACAAATGGAATTTGAGGCCTTTAAAATCCAGTCTAAAGATGCTAGTGATGATAGAGAAAAACAGTTCCAAATCGGTATCAAGCAAATGGAACAAGACTTAGAAGCCGCGTTAGCAGGTATGCAAGAAGATGGCCTAAATACTCGTCAAGTACAAGTATTAAAACAAAAAATTCAAGATACTGTCTTGAAACTGCAAACACAGGTTAGTCTAAATGATACGGACGTCGCAACCCCAGCGGCAGAACCTAGAGGCCGTGCGCCCGATGGCGAAGCCTTTGCCAAATAGGAAATCCTAATATGTCTAAAAAATGCTATTGCCAATTTTGTGATAAAACAATAATGGCTGAAAACATGGCTACTATGGTATGTGGCTATATAACGTGTGGCGCTCACCAGTGCCAGATTAAAGCAGAAGAAAACACGAAAGCATTTATCCGAGAAGCGGCGGCGAAAGTCGAGTATAAATCTCGTATGTTAATTTTCTCCACAAAAACCCCAGAAAACGATAGCACTTGGCGGATCGTTGCTCAAAAAGATCACCCTGCAGCGTTTGACGATGTTCATGTTATGGGCCAAATGCAAGCGGGCCACTATGTATTTTTAGAAGACGAGAAGCTTTATTTTTGTGCGAAAGAAGCTCATGAAGTAAATAAGGAAATAATAGCAAATTTAGACGAGGCCGCTAATGCTTAACGAACCACTATTAACCCAGGGCGATCTAATGAATCCCGCCGTAATAAAAATAATAAAGTATTTTGATGATAGGTTAACTAAACTTAGGATAGACAACGATAGTTTTAACGCGCATGAATCTACTAAAGGTCGAATAGCTGAGATAAAGTCTTTTAACTTAGCTGTAACCCCTAAGGTATCAACAAATTCTAGTAACGATAGGACAAGCGCTCTTTAATTAATAACGAGGAAAAAATAATGGCAAAAGCATCCAAAGCAGACCTAGAAAAAGCTTTCACCGCTGGTTTTCATGATAAAGATATAGAATTAGATCCCAGTGCTGAGCTTGATGATGATGATGATGATACAGTCGCAGCACAGATAGCCGCTGAATCTAATAAGGACTTGGAGAAGCCAGAAGTTAAAGATAAAGATAAAGATGATGAATGGAAAGGTTATACCCCTGAAATGAAAGAACGTTTTCAAACTATGGAAACTAACTTAACAAAATTTCAAAATATTGCTAATTCGGCGTCAGGCCGAGTTAATAAACTACAAGGTGAATTAGCTAGACAGAAAAATGATGAACCTGAGGTAAAGCCTAAGATAACTAGTGACCAATTATTAGAAGCTATGACGAATAAAGAATCACGTGACAAGTTACGTGAAGAATTTGGCGAGTTTGCTGCAGCTCTTGACGAGATCGATCAATCTGTTAGTACATCAGTAGGATCAGCTATCGATAATTTGCGAATAGAACTGCGAGCAGAAGCTAAAAATATTAATCAGTCTTCTATACAAGAACTCGAAAATAAGCGAGCTCTTGACATTAAGCATCCTGGGTGGGAAACTACCGTACAGAATGCAGAGTTTAAAAAATGGGTCTATGAAGGTGGACCAAGTGAACAGGAAAGCCAATACTACGATAGTTTACTATTTCAAGCACAGCAAGCAGCGCCTAATGATACAGCCGCTTTGCAAGCAACTGCTACTAGATATTACACTACTTTGGTTGACCAGCATCCAGTATGGGCCAGTAAAAAAGGGTCTTTATACGGGGCCGAGTCGGGCGAATCTGCTATCTCACTTTTAGACTTGTACGAAAAAGATAAAGCCCCGGTCGTAAATGACCGCGAAGAAAGACTAAGTGACAATCGGTTTGAAGAAAACCTAACACCCACTAGTGGTCAAAACCGTAGAGCGGTAGAGGCACCTACTGAGGACATAGAAAAAGCATTTAGTGAAGGCTTTAACAGTTAAAAGCTGTTACATCAGCGCGGTAGCCCTGAGAGAGTTAACGATAAACGGTTTTACCCTTTATTGAAAAAATAATTTTTGATTTTTATATTTTTATATATTTTGGAGTAAAACCTAATGGGTATTGTTTCGTATGATGTGAACACCCCGCGTATCGCAAAAACAAAAGGGGAGATTTTAAAACACGCTATTCCGCGTATGGTCCTTTCTATTACTGGTCGCCAGCATAGAATCGGCAAAAATATGTCGGACACTGTTGTTTTCCGTCGTTGGTTACCGTTTGGTGGTACTATATCTGGCGATTTAAGCCTGGGTGAGACCATTAACAACTGGGTAGTTGATCCTAACACGCATTTGACAACCGACGGTGTTACACCGGTTGCAGATACGATTACACCACAAGATATTACCGTACAAATTAATCAGTATAGTTGTCTGTATGCTTATACCGACAAAACTGCCGAATTGTACGAAGATGATATTCCTAAGCCTATGATGAAACAAGCCGGTCAACGTATGGGCCTTGTTAAAGAATTAGTCGCTTATGGTGTACTAAAAGCAAGTACTAATAAATTTTATGCGGGTGGTACTTCTCGCGCAACTGTTGATGCTACCGTGACGTTAAACCGTTTGCGTAACATTACTCGTTCTTTAGAAGCTAACCGAGCTGACCAAATTACCGAAGTAATTAAAGCGTCCGAAAATTATAATACAACACCAATCGAATCAGGTTATTTAGTATTCGTTGATACCGATATGGCGCATGATATACGCGAAATTGAAGGTTTCACGAAAGCTGCTGAATACGGTAGTGTCGGTATGAAAGCTCACCCGCGTGAATTGGGTGCAGTCGACGAGTATCGTTTCATTACGTCACCTGAACTAGGCCCAGCTCTTGCGAGTGGTGCGGCTATTGGTACCACTGGCTTAGTTTCTGCTGGTGCGGCTAATGTTGATGTGTACTTTATGATTATCGTTGCAGAAGACGCATGGGGCGACGTAGCTTTACGTGGTTTAGATGGCTTTAGCTTAACTCACTTGCCGCATAGCAAGAAAGATAAACAAGATCCACTAGGTCAACGTGGGTATGTCGGTGGTAAGTTCTGGTGTGCTCCATTCATGCAAAATGATGGCTGGGCTGCAATACTAGAAGTTGGTGCTACTGCCCTAGGTGATAGTTAGTCCTAGCTAGTCTTAAAAGCGGTCATTAAAGACCGCTT